AAATTTCCACGTACCACTTTGAAGTTACAAGGACGTACACCCAAAGGCATCATGAGAAAAGTCAGCGAGCAGTTGTATGATTCGCAGGTTGCTGAAAGAGACGAACACAATGCCAGAGAGTATATTGATCACTATGTGTTTGAAATGGATCCAGCAGTTGAAAAATTTGCCAAAGAGTTTAGATCAGAAGTTACCAGCCAACACGGAATTCTAGCAAAAGTGAAAAATTTTGCCGCAGGCATACTAGACAGTGTTCGTACAGGTGATGACGATGATATTGATATTGGACTAATTGGAGACGATGAATTAAGCGCAACCACAAGTAGTCAAAGAAGACGTGAACGTAAATTGCCTGAAAGAGAACTTCCAGATGCTGTGTATGGTGATGGCTCAGGTCTACATTCGTTAGTGAAAATATTTGAAGATGTACTAAGACAGGCCAAAGGATATAAAGATATCACAGAGGATTTTTGGACCACATATTTACGGAGAGCCAATGTGATCGGGGAAGACGAAGAAATCAAAACACAGGATGAGTTGAAAGCACAACTTGGAGCACCTGGGTTTGAACAGACAGTCGTAGACAATCAATACATTGACTGGTTCAAAATCAAAACATCTATACAGACTGACACATCTAAATTGGATAGAATTACCAAAATGCATAGAAAAACAATCACTTTTAGAGCAGTGCCTTATAAGGTACACGTGTTGAAGTTGGTTAAACCAGGCATGTCGTTGAAAACAGATCAGTCAAAAAAAATCGCAAGAAGAGTGTACAATTATATCTACACTGGTGAAAACACAGATGTTCAAAACTTGCGTATATTTTACAAGGCGGCATTCTACAAACGTAACGTGTATGAACCTGAAAAACCCAACTCGGGAATTTTTCCTATACTTAAAGACAAAATCAAAAATGTTCTGTTTGGACTAGAAAAGCAACCTGAAAAACGTCTGCCGTTGAGACAATATCCATCCACATTGAAAGGCAAAAGCCTACTGGAAACCGCAGACGGTGATGACACAAAATCTCAAGAATTTTTTGATTACCTCACAAATCCTCAGGAAGACATGATGAGAGTTGAACTACAGATATTGGGCGATCCTGCATTTATTTGCCAAGATCAATTTATTCCAGCAAGTAGAAGACCTTCCGCAAGATCAGATTTTGACAATCAAACAGGCAGTTTTAGAGCAGATTCAGCCGCTCCAAAAATAATGATTAATTATAGACTGCCAACAGATCCACGTGAGGACAAAGGTCTTACATTTTCTGACAGTAATCCAACCTATGATGGCAATTTATTTTTCAGTGGCGTGTACGAGGTCACAAGAATTGAAAGCAATATTGATCAAGGACAATTTTTACAGACCTTGACCTGTGTAAGGTTGAACAATCAAGACGGTGAAGGTATACCTCCTGTGTTGGTAAAGGCGGCAAATAAAAAATTGTTAAGCACACCAGAAGAAAGGACAGAAGATAAAAGTCCTTTAGCAAATGAACAATTTAGGAAGAGCATTAACGGCGTGCCTGATATGAGAAAAGGCAACAAGTCCGAGCAGAGTCCAGGCGGGGTAGATGTCAATGTGGAAATATAAAATTAAAAATGAAACTTAAATTAGCACTTAAATAAAAAAAATGACAGGGTTTGTAGACACACAAGACAATAGAAAAGATTTCAAAGAAAAATTTGCTGGCAGTGATGCCGGTCCGTTTGTGGGTGTGGTAAAGTTTACCAACGATCCCACATTTCAAGGCAGACTGGGTGTCAACATTCCTGACATCACAAAAACAAATGATCCCACAGTGGAGCAAGTGATTTGGTGTCAGTATCTTTCACCTTTCTACGGCGCCAAGCCACTGGGCACAGTGTCAAAAAGTGACAGTATAGATCACAGAGGCACACAGAGCAGTTATGGTTTTTGGTTTGTGCCACCTGATGTGGACACAGAAGTGTTGGTAATTTTTGCCAAAGGAGAAGCCAATAGGAGAAATGCTTTTTGGATTGGCTGTGTACAACAACCAGAAACAAATTATCAAGTGCCAGGATATGCTTCCAGCAGTGAAGTGTTTGTTGCCGCTGAACAGACAGGCACAAGAGCCGCCGCAAGGCGTTCACCTGGAGATGTAATCAATTATGGCACGGACTTTTTGCCTGTTGCAGAAAAAAATCGTAGACTATTAGATGACGGAATCAACAGTATTAGATATCCTGTTCAGAAAGATCTTGCAGAACAATTATTAAACCAAGGTTTAATTCAAGACACTGTGAGAGGCACAACCAGTAGTTCAGCACGTAGAGAAACACCTAGTCGTGTGTTTGGAGTCAGTACTCCTGGAGCATTGAGAGCAGATTCAAGAACATACAACATAGGAGTTGCGGGTTCACCGGTGTCTGCTGACAGAGAAATAGGACATAGTTTTGTGATGGACGACGGTGATGATTTTGGCGAGAATAGACAGATAAGACTGCGTACAGGTGGTGGACATCAAGTGTTACTTAACGATGACGAAGGCGTGATATACATTGCAAACAAGTCGGGCCTTACATTTTTAGAAATGGATGAAACTGGAAGGATTGCCATATATGCTCAAGGAGGCATTGCGCTTAGAACAGAAGCAGACTTCAATCTCCATGCTGACAAAAACATACATTTTCATGCCAGAGAATCTATAAAATTCACAGCAGAAAAAGACATCAACTTGAACGCAGAAAAATTTATTCATGCTATGGGAGATAGTGGAGTGCTAACTGCGTCACAGAACGGAAGCGTCAGTGATTTTGCCAAAGAAAATATTACAAGTTTTGCCAAAGGAGTACAATTGCACGGAGCAGACGGCAGAATTGATCTTGCAGGAGAACAGGTACACTTCAACAGTGTGGCCGCACAAGAAACATGGGGTCCTGGTTGGATGGTGCCCGAACACGAAAAAATCAATATTGTAATTAAAGAAGGATTGATAGACATTGAATCATTTGGCGGAATAGATGCAACAACAGGTGAACGCAACGAAGTTGAAAACAAAACATCAGTGGCTGATACCACGCTACAAAGAGGATCATGGCCAGGCGATCTTGATCCAACTTATGTGCAACCCTCAGGACAATCATTCAAGGCAGAAAATATCTGGGACGAATTGGAACAATTAAATCCAAGTGTTGTTAGTCCTGGAGCAGGCTTGGGAGCCAGCAGTGATCTTAGTCAGCCACAATATGAATTACGTGTCAATCAAATAATAAAATCATTGGGACTACAAACTCCTTTTATGGACAAAGAATTTGGTGTGGGTAATATTGAACAAAAGAAGAAAGAATTTTATGAAGGTCTGAGAAAAAGACAGTTGTACAACAAACCTGATCAAGCAGGTGCGGCATTTGTTACACATGAACCATGGAAACGGTATGGCTTTCAAAGTGAGAGTGCTCAACCTGTTAGATTTAATTTTGATCCTTTCTACATGCAACCAAAACTTCGAGAATCTGGCCAGGACAGAGGTGATCTATACACAGAACTCTATGACAATGAGTGGCTAGAATTGGAAGGAAATTTATATGGAGGCGTAGCGGCATCTGGAAGTGTAGTGGTTGATCAACGTCGTAACCAATTGTTAAACAAGTTTGGATTGAAAGTTGATCCAAATTTCCCAGGCAGTTTTCCGGGATGGAACGAAGCCAAAGCCAAATTCTACAAAGAACTAAAACAAAGACAGCAAAGGTTTCAAAGTATGAGTTATGAAGCCAGACAACAGGTATTGGAAAAAAGAAATGATGATGACCAGCGTCCGGTTATATCAGGATAATTAATAGTATATGGCATACGAATCAAACACAGGCGAAGGTACAGGTAACGGTCAGGTTACATTCAAGGGATTTTCATCTCGAGCAGACAAGCAGAATTTCAAAGTATATGACTTTGAATGTGCCAAGCAAGATTTAATCAACAGACTGTCTGTGCGTAAGGGCGAAAGGGTTGAAAATCCAGAATTTGGTACGATAATCTATGATGTTCTGTTTGAACCTCTCACAGAAGAACTAAAGGAAGCCATAGTAGAGGACGTAACACAGAATTTGAATGCAGATCCACGTATTGCCACAGACGATATCACACTCACAGAAGCAGATCGAGGCATATCAATACAGGCCAGTATACGTTATCTACCACTAGATATCACTGAAAAATTACGCTTCTCTTTTGACGAAAACGCACTTCTGCGTCTATCTTAATATACGCCGTTAATTTAATATATAAATATCCATACAAACAGTATGGCCACTACAGACAGACAAAACAGATTACTTGTAGCCGAGGATTGGCGTAAGATTTATCAGGCTTTCCAACAGGCAGATTTTAAAAGTTACGACTTTGAAACACTTCGTAGAACAATGGTGGCATATCTACGTGAAAATTATCCAGATGATTTCAATGATTTTGTTGAAAGTTCTGAGTATGTGGCACTTATTGATCTAATTGCATACATGGCACAGGCACTGTCATTTAGAGTTGATCTAAATGCCAGAGAAAATTTCTTGGAAACTGCAGAAAGACGTAACTCAATTTTAAGATTGGCCAGATTAGTTAGTTACAATTCAAAACGTAATCAACCTGCAACTGGCTTGTTAAAAGTAGACTCAATCCAGACAACACAAGACGTCCTAGATTCGACAGGAACGAATCTTGCAAACTCAACAATTATTTGGAATGATTCTGCTAATTCAAATTACAATGAACAATTTACAGCAATATTGAATGCGGCAAATCAAACAGGACAGATAATTGGTAAGCCTAGAGAATCAGACAATATAGGTGGAATTGCAACTGACATTTATACACTGGCCTCAAATCAATTGGATTTGCCAATATTTAATTTTAGTGCTTCAATTGGTGGCCCAACAAGAAATTTTGAAATTGTTCCGTCAACAATCACAGACTCAGAATCAATTTATGAATCTGCACCAGTTAATGGAACTGGTTTAACATATTGTTATCGTAACGACGGGTCCGGCGACAGTTCAAACAATACAGGATTTTTCTTTTTATTCAAACAGGGTACAATCTCTTATGAAGATTTCAATGTGCCGTTTGCTACTACAAATTATGTAAAAAATATCACAGCCTCTAACATTAACAATTCAGACGTTTGGTTGTACGGGGTAAATGAATTTGGACAATTTATTGCACAATGGAAACAGGTGCCTGCACTATCAGGTAACAATGCCATTTATAACAGTCTTAGCAAAGGTGAAAGAAACATTTACAATGTTGTGACCAAAGCATCAGACACAATTGACCTTGTGTTTGGGGACGGAAACTTCAGTAACATTCCGTTGGGTAGATTTAGAACATACTACAGACAGAGTGATAATGCCAAGTTTGCCATACAACCTTCTGATATACAAAATGTCCAAATAAATGTACCTTACATTGACCTAAATGGATCACAACAAACATTGACTGTAACTATGAGTTTGAAAAATAGTGTGTTCAATGGAGCGGCATCTGAGTCCAACAGTTCAATTCGAACAAAAGCCGCACAGGTATATTACACACAAAATAGAATGATCACTGGTGAAGACTATCAAATCGCACCGTTGAACGCATCACAAGAAATTATTAAAGTGAGATCAGTTAATAGATCAGCATCAGGCATATCAAGAGCCAAAGAAATTTTGGATCCAACTGGTGCTTATTCTAATGTTAATGTGTTTGCTGATGATGGATTAATTTACAGAGAAGAGTCAACGCAACAATTTACATTTAGTTTTAATAATAGAAATTCAATAAATGAAACAATTACAGCAGACATTGAAGCAAAAATTAAAAATCCTTACTCGAGACATTTTTATTATTTGAAATATGCAAGTAAAGATTTATCTAGTCTAAATGCAACATGGAACTCCACGACCACGAGCACTAATACTAACACAGGATATTTCACATCAGGTGGTGCTTTGGCGATTGGCGATCAAGCCACTTCAAACTTTAAATTTGCTAAACCTGGTGCATTGGTTAAATTTACATCACCTGACACCAGAGAATTTTTGAATGATATTCTTGTAACGGCAGGCACAGAAAATGCAGAAGATAGAGCATGGGCAAAAATTGGTGCTGTCGAAGGTGACGGAGCCAATGCAGGAGTAGGAAATTTGGAATCTGGTGAAGGCCCTGTTACATTGGCGCAAATTATTCCAAATGGAAGTGTAGTAAACAGTGTGATTCCAAATTTAACCACAACATTCAATAACATATTGAAAGACAACATTATCGATCGTATTGAAGCATATGAAGATTTTGGTTTAAGATACGATATAGATACTGAAACTTGGAAAGTTATCACCAGCACTAATCTGAGTGCCAGCAATATTTTTAGTTTAGCAAACACAGGAGATGAGTCAGATGGTAACTTAGACGCTAGTTGGTGGTTTAAACTTACTAACGACGGAAGTACCTACACGGTGACATATCGAAGTCTTGAGTATGTGTTTGAGTCTGAAGGACAAAATAAATTTCATTATGACACGCAAGACAAAATTTATGATTACAAAACTGGTAATGTAGTATATGACACAATAAAAATACTTTCTACAAACAGTATTGTCAGCACAGGAAATTCAATTGGATATCCATTAACATGGGCAGTTACTGACACAGTGACGGAATCAGATGGATTTCAAGACAACAGAAAAATCAAAATTGGATTTTATGACAGTGACGACGACGGAGTTGTAGACAATCCTGAACTGTTTGATATTTTTGTTGAACCTGATACTTCTATCACAAACAAATTTGTGTTTTTTGAAAAATATTTAAGTTACAACAACATTGAGAGATTTAGACCTTACGCGGCAACAAATTTTATTGTGTCAGAAAATGAAACAGACATAAATCTTAGCACAACTGCATATACAGATGGACAACTTTTTTATTTTTATGATCAAGAAGAAGATGTTGTTAAAAAATACAGTTCGACTACTAACACATTAACAACATCAACTGATTATATTGCTAGACGTGGTAGATCAGGTATTAATTTCCAATACAAACATCATGCTGGCCAAGAAACACGTATTGATCCAGCAGTGTCTAACATAATTGATCTATACTTGTTGGAAAGATCATATGACAATCTATACCGTATTTGGTTACAGGATGGTGGCACAGAACCAACTCCAGCCACTGGAGATCAGTTACGTATCAATTATTCCTCATCATTAGACAAAATAAAAAGTTTGTCAGATCAAATAATATATCATCCTGTAAAATACAAAATTTTATTTGGTACTAGAGCGGAAGAAAATTTACAAGCAACCTTCAAAATTGTTAAAAATCCAGTTACAAAAACATCTGATGCTGTAATTAAAACAAGGATTATTGCGGCCATAAATGAATTTTTTGCTT